CTAAGATGGTATCTGGGCTTTTCTCCATTTATCAAAATATTCCTTTTCGATGAGCCATGTGCGACCAAACAGGAAAGCCTTAAGTTCCCCAGAGCGACACATAGTATAAATCTTGTCTCTCTTTGTTTGTCGTAGCATTGTGGCTACCTCGGCGGCTGTATAGTAGTCGATTGGTAGGTTCGTCATTCTTAAAATCTCCTATTGAAGTTTGACTTTGGAGAAACGTTTAGATATAATTAACGACAGCATCCGATTTCCAAGAATGGTCTCGGAAATAACACAAGGAAAGAGTGATGCTAATTTTGAAGGAAGTAATTTCCTTTGTGATAGGCTCTGTGGTCTTGCCTATTGCCGTGAACGTTATTGCTAATGTAATAGCTAAACGTCTCTTTAAGAGCTAAGACTACAAGGTATGGCGTAGTTATTTCCAAGTAACCATCACGTCATACCTTCTTTTTATGCCCTTAAAATCTCCATTTATGTTGTAGTTCGACACCAGTAACCTTTTGGTCACTTGGGTCTATATGCAGCTCCAGTTGAACTGCTTTGTTGTAGGTATAGTTCCTCTGCATGGACACCGGGATATAGGTGTCACCTTCATGTCTCCCTAAGCCGACACCAAGCTCCCATCGGGGGACCATGAGGTTGACCAGAGGGGTGATGTCTACTTCCTGCTGCACAGTAGCAATGTAAGGAGTAGCAGAAGTTGGAGAAGCAGAGGTAGTATTTCCTTGAGCTTGAACATTGGTGATCGGTACCTCTACTTTCTTGTTATTGATGGTAGCGACATACTTCTGATTGACAGCCAAGTCGGGAGCCTCTGGGGAATCCTTAGGGGTTACTGAGAGACTGGTAGTTGTCGATAGCTGTTTATTGGTAGCAGCGGGTGTCGCAACAGCAGTGGGTGTCTGTTTGGAGAACCAATAGAATCCAAAGGAACCTAAGAGAATCCCAAGGGTCAACGACACTATGAGCTGTAGGTTTTTATTCACGAGTAATCCTCCTTGTCAGTATTTCTGACCTTAGTTGAAACCAAGTATTGCAGAGAGCATCATTTGGACTACCTTTAGAAGCCCTATGATTGCATCGTAGTTAGGTTTGTTGGTCGTGCAGGTAGTTAGTATAACTAACGTATCAATGAGCCATACGAAGAATACTGTGGCTATTATGGTAATAAGTAATCTTATGAGTGTTATTTTTAGGTTAATAATAGTAGGTAGCCTCCTTTAGTTTAGATAAGAAAAGAGGTAGTAGTTACTCAGGAGGAAGGAAGTAACTACTACCCTTAGGAGAACCGAGGAGTCGTAATGGTTACCTCTGGAATACTCGTGTCCATTACCACGAGAGAACCCAGAGGTAACCATTATATAACCTTTGGAACCCTTCTTCACTTATATGGAACAATAGCGTTATGGTTATATGTGGAACAATTAGAATTAACCAAAGAAATTGTTTAGTAGATTTAATTCATCATAATTCCTATTACTATTCTTCTTAGCAGCAGTAATAGGAGCTTCTTCAATATAACCTATACCCCTATCAGGGTCTAACCACTTCTCAAGTTCTTCTTCGAGCAACTCCTCCATACCTACCTGAGCATCCCTATCTAATACCTCCAACCAATGGGCTACAGCCATAGTGACAGCATCTAAGCGGTCATCATGTGCCAAGGCTCCACGGTCTCTGGAGATACGAGTGAGCTGGTAAATGAGGGAATAAGCGGGGTTTTTCTCGTACACCCGGTAATCTTCACGGATAACTGAGGTATTCACAATCAGCTTATGCCGCATCATTATAGGCTCAAGAGTGTCGATAATACGAAGTTCTTTTTGCTTACTGTTTTTAACTTCCTCAATAGAGCAAGGGTGGATAGCATTGAGAACAGGTTTTATGAGCTGAACAAACATACCATCACCAAAGTTAGCTTCGACAACTATTTCATTGACTCCATAGAACTTAGCTTTGTTTGCTAAGGCTTTCAGAGTAGCATCAGTGTAACCTTCTCGGTAACCACCGACTTCCATAAGGAATAAATAGCCGTTCAAGAACTTAACAATAGCGTAGGCAGTTTCGTCCTTACCTCTACCACTGGGGTCAATAGCCATGACCGTCCCTGTGTACTTAGAGACCTCCTGTGAGCGGAGTAAAGGCGAATAGAAGTAATCACCCTTAAGGGCAACACAAGGAACGTCAGGGAGCCTCTGAGAGCTTCCAGAAGCCCATGACCATTGCAGGGATGCTTCCTCAAGGTCAAGGTCGGCGACAATAAAGTCTGATACCTTGAGAGGGTACTTCTCGGCATCCGAGAGGTTTGTGTTGAGTTTGAACTGGAGAGCAAAGCCAGCCTTGCCATAAGACAAACGTCTCTTAGAAATTTCTTCTTCGTTGAAGCGGGCTGGGTCTGTTGGATAGCCAGCGTAAGCCTCAGGGTTGGAGTCGTATAACTGAGCAATACAGCCAGCTAGGTTGGCACCGTATTCTTCACGTTCCTTAGAGGTCTCAGGGTATACTACCGGATAAATAATGACATCATAGCCACGCTTTTGAAGCTCATTGTACAGCGACATTTCATTTTGAGGAGTACCAAGATAGATTATCTGTCCACCCGGTTTCAAGATAGCATCAAACTCTTTAACAGACTCAGAGAGCTTATCCCTCTGCATCTGTGTGCCGGAGTTGTTTGGAACCTCCACGTCATCAGCTATCAGTAGGTCGGCACGGGTACCCGTAATCTGACCTGTGATACCAACGGACTTAACACTAGGGGAAATATCAGGGGTTGCTAATCCGACATCGAAAAGGTTCTGGGTATCCCTCTGACCCCTGCGGGGGAGCAGTTCTTCAAGAAAAGGTAATACCTGAATAATTCTTTTGATAAAGACGGCGTTAGCATCTGATCTATCTTTAGAAGCAGAGATAACCTCTACTTTTATCTGAGGGTCACGCCAGAGCCTCCATACAGCGTAGGCGCAGGCTATGAAAGATTTAGCGACACCACGGAACCCTTCAATGATAATACGGTCACTAGAAGGGTTCTGCATGGTGAACGCCATATCGTATTGAATAGGAGTAGGGTCAGGTAACCCTATCATTTTCCAGACAATGAAAAGGAAGACTCGAAAGTCCTCCTTCGCACGGGCTATTTGTTCAGGTGTCCAATTAATTTACAGTCACCTCATTCTCAAATATAGGAAGCTCCTCAGTAATCTTTTGGAGCTGAGGAAGCTTTGGGTTGTCTGGAGTCGTTTCCAGTCGGTTATCCTTTAGGAACTTACGGACTTTCTCAAGGAACGCAGGGCTGCGTTTCATTTCTTCATCCTCAAGACCAGCCAATAGAGCCTCTAATTCCAGCTCTGCTAATTGGTCAAGTTTCTTAGAGTCGTATTTTACCATCTGGCAGCATACCCCCTGACATCCACATGGACTCCCCACTCGTAAATACCAATGCCATCTGCGCCAGCTCTCTCTGCGATTGCATAGAGTTCCGAAGGAGTATAGCCGGGAGGCGTTTGGACATCAGCAGCTTCACCGTAGACGTGCTGAGAGTTCCAGACACCACCTACTTCTGCATTATGGGTAGGACAGCGATAAGCACAGGAGAGTTCCAGAGGACAGCCACACATCTGGCGCATGGCTTCCAAGACTTGAACCAAGCGAGGATTTACACCTGCGCCATTATTCATCCCACCACATCCGCATTTACAAGCAAATTCAGACGAGTCAAAGTGTTCGGATAGTTTCAAGTAATCACTCCTTTTTTGTTGTTTTAATTGTTTTATAGATGGTACATATGATCTGTACTAAGATGTATAAAATGGTCGCTATATAGACCATATCAGATAAAGGCACCCCAAGTACGGAGAGTGTGGATACTCCGACCGGAGGTGCTATTTTCAGTACTTCGTCTTGAAGGTTGTCGTTATTCAATTGTTTCTCCTAAACTGATTTTATTTAGATCTTCGATACTTTGGGCTCTTTCGATTTTTTCTCTGGTCACCCGGTATTGCTCGTGTAGCATATTACTTCTGACCGCACTTGTTACAAACACACCCATAATATCAGCCGCATTAATTGTAGCCGTTATATTATCTGCCATTGCCCATCCGATTGTTGCATCATCGCCCTGTACCGATAAAGCTTTTAGCGCAATATCCAGCCTGTCACGGCTATCAGTATCGAAGTCATAGGTATTACCCTTGTATTCAACAGGGGCGACCTCTGCGGTATTTCTGTGCATTTTAGCGGCATTGATTAACAGTTCCTTACAGCGTTCCAAAGGCGGGTATGTTTCCACCTTTTCAATACCTAAAGCCAACAGAACATCATCACCTGCCCCGACAGGAAAACTTATGTAGGGGTATGCCTGTTTTAGTTGCGAAAAGCTGTCATAGGCATTACCTTCGTACTTATACTTAACAACCTTATGTATCATCATTCGTACCACTCCAATTCAAAAGTAAAATCTAAAGTCGCTGCTGCTGTTAGATTTGTATAGCCCCAATTAGCTAAATCATCACTGAAAATATTATAAGAATTACTGTTAGGATCAAAAAGACTGTCCATATTATCTATGACAAAGGGACTTCCTCCTGTCGTAGAGTGAACAATAAGCCTTGACAGCCCAGTAAACCTTTTGGAAGCAGGCGGGGCAGGCTCCGGAAGATTATAAAAGTACAATGCTGCCTCAAATAACATTATGCTATTAGGATCGACTGCAAGAGTTAAATTATAAATTTGGGTATCGTTTTTAACTGTTTGCAGTAAAGGAGACAAGCTCCCCTCTCCTTCATCTTGATAAGCACGGGTATAACTGTATACACATGCGTCTATTCCTGCATATGTCAAAGCAAGGCTTGCGTTTCCCTGCCAGTTTATAAGCGTTCCTGCTTTCTTTGACGCTAATATCAATTTGCTTGACAAGCCCATGTTACAATGCTACCTTTCCGAGGATATAGATAAAGATAGCATTTGCAGGCTCATTCACTTCCATGGCGATTTTCAATACTTCGCCATCAACAATATCAGGCAAGGCACCATCCACCATGTAAACTGTAGGAGTATTAGCTCCAATGCCATTGTTAGAACCAATGCTGAATGTGCCAGTTCCGCCTGACCGAGCAACAGAAATAATAAACGTTTTGGCATATCCAGTCATATCACCAGTGTCTCTAAATACTACACTTCGGCTCAAACCGTTTTTAAGGGTATAGGTCTGAATATTTGAGTCCCCTCGTTGTAAGACTGTCGGTAATGAGCCGACTGCCTGCATGTCAGATTTTGTTTTTAAAATTCCGTCAAAGGTATTTGTGGCTGTGAAAGTGTTATCGGCAGCAGCTATTACATCGCCAGCACCTGTACCGTCTGCGCCTTTATCACCTCTGGGTATGGTTATATCAAATACGGCCGCTGTATCTGTTCCGACATTAGTTACACTTGCATTACTGCCCGGGTCTCCTGTTGTTACGGTTCCGATAGCAACAGTGGCCGCTGTGCCGTCTTTTCCGGGACTCCCTTGTTCACCTTTAATGTTCACTGGGTCAGGATTAGGAAGTCCAGCTTTATTTGTCCAAGAAATAATATTTTCAGTTACACTTGGTATAAATACATTGACATCCTTTGCAATCTCTTTCATTTCCTCGGAGAGAGCTTTGAGCGTCTCTAAGTCCAGTGTGGTTTGAAGGTCGAGAGCTGCGAGTCCTTCTTGGGTCTTGCTTTCAAGCCTCTGGATATCTTGAGTAGTCGTGGTATCCAAAAGGGTCTTAAAGGAGTTGCCGAGGTTTTCGACGTAGTTTTTAGTAACTGCATCTTGGTCGTTTATAGGGTCGCTTACGTTGATAATACGGTGATTCAGTGCGTTCCAGCGGTTCGCGTCATCAGTTACCATACTGTTAGTTTTTATCCAGTCTTGCTGTTCCTCTAAAATATGTAACTGCTGTACTTGTGCCAGGGTCATATCAGAAGCCTTAAGGACACTGGCATCCTGCCAAGATACCAAGCGTTCCGTTGAGGTTTGCCTTTTGATAACTATAAGAGTCCCAGAGGCAGGTACCGGAGAGAACGTGACTTGACGATTAGCGACCACATAATCAAGGGTTGTGTCGTCTACAGTGGCTATTACAAAGGAGCCTTTAAGGTAATCAAAAGGTATGTCAAAGACAGCCTGAGTACCTGTACCTTCGTAGGTAATAGATGTTTTTAATATGGTGTATCATTTCCTTTCTGTTAGAGATAAGTCGCAGCAATCAAACTACACAGCCTGCTAAATCCTGTTAGACCGAATATCTTTTACAGCGACGTGCAAGGCTCTTAGTACATGGGCATCCACCTGATGCACCGAGAATTTTTGTAAGTCCTTTATGTATCCATGAATCAGAAGAATATAGTCATCTAAAAGCTGTTGTCTTTCTTGAGGCATTGTATCATTTCCTTTCTTTAAGAAATCCAAAAGGCTACCCGAAGGTAGCCCATCTTTATTTCTGGGGGTTTTGAATGTATTTATAGTTAAGGTACCTTTGGTTAGCCTTACGTTGAATAGCATTAATTTTCTTGTTGATTTCATCCAGCTTAGTGCGTTTTGTAGCACCATCCAGCTTCTCATCGTTCAAGATACCATTGTAGGTCTTACGGTGAGCATCAATTTGTTTCTTAGCACTCAGCATACCTTTGTAGTTTCTTGTCTTATTTTTCTTAGAGCCGCTGTTGTACTGTTTTTCAAGAGCATCCAGACCATCATAGAACACCTCTGCACTGCGGGTTCGACTACCTTCTGTAAAGGTAAACCGAGTGAGGTCAGTAAGTTTCTTATCGGGTGTGGCGTTTTCTTTAGCGAACGCATCATAAGCACTGAGGAAAAATATACCCATAGAGCCTGTGACAGCTTTAATTGAGTTGTCGATTTTAGCAGGACTCAGGTCAGCAGCCTTACCAATACTTTTAGCTACCTCAGAGGTATAGATGTTATATTGGTCAGCGGTTTCCTTTTTCATGTCTCGGCTGCTAACAATAGGCTTGCCACGATAAAGGTTGTAATTGGTCATCCACTCAATGATGGGGATAGCCGCAGTAGGAAGGGCGTTAGGCACAGTGTTCCCAATTAAGAAACCAGTAAAATTACTACGTTCCAAGGCTTGAGGGTCTTGGTCGTAAACCATATCCAGAACACGTTCAACAGCAGAACCAAAGAGGTATCCGGGTAGTTCTGGTTTAGGAATCTTAAAGATTACACCATCAACCTCAAAGCACCAATGTTTCATTTTGTCATCGAAAGGCATATCACGATACCAGTCTTTGTCATGGTTCTGGAGCCAAAGAGCAATAGTAGGAAGTGTAATATAAGCAACACCAAAAGTAATAGTTTCTTTTGGTCTTTCGTACATCAGCCGACAAAACTTATCAAAGCCTTGAATAGTGGCGTTAAAGAAAGCAGAATAACGATTTATTTGTCTTCCTTTAGTACCCGCTCTTGCAAAGTTTAATGTGAGGTCACGAGCCATAGCACCTGCCTTTTCAAGGGAATAGCCACGTTTTAAGGCTCGATAAAATTCAGCAAGACGAGGGGATTCCTCAACCATTTGGTTAAAATCAAGCATAGTGCTTATAGTTTTGTCCCCCACTTTATAGGCAAGGTTATCTTTGTACCAAGGGGTATCCCCTGCAACTCCTCGGAGTCTCTTTGTGATGTCCCTACTGTTACCAATATAGGTAGAGAAGGGAACACCTTGAGCTTCAAAACGAGCCATAAGCTCTTTATCAGCACGCCTGAAGAAACCCTCAAAAGTGCCCAAGAAAGGCTTTAAGCCAGTTTCAGAGGCTAAAGAAGCAAATACGCTATCTTTCAGGAAGTTCCAGAGAGTAAAGGCGGGGGTAGAGGTTGCACCAATACGAAGCATTTTAGCTTCTGTAGTTGCTATTTTGTCTAAAATATTACTCATAGCAGCCGCAGTACCCCTATCCATTTCCTTAACAGCCTCATAGACACCCGGAGCGATTGCTTGGTACGCCTTTTGTTCACCAGCTTCCCAAATAGTAAAAATACCTTTGGCACCGGCAGAACTACTACCTTTAACCTCCATAAGTAAAGAAGCACTTTTATCTTTCTTGGCGAGAGGAGCGAGAGCCTGACCGACTCTATTTCGTTCACCATTATTGATTAGGCGCATAACTGACTGCTGCATGCTGACAATAGGGTCTTTCAATGATCGCTCGCTACCTTCTTTGCTGAGCGCCTTGAAGAATTTGTCGATATCAACAAAGTTCTGGTGTTTCCCGAAAGAGGTATCCATAGCGTTCTCTAAGGAAAAATCACGGAACAGCGGGACATAGTGCGGATACTTCTCTTTGAAAGCAGCAGCCGTTTCTTTTTTCAGGAAACCAAACTCGACAGCAAGGTCAAGGATGTTCTCATTGAAAAGTTGGAGCTGCTTTGCGGCTACCTTCAGAGCACCGGGGGCGTTCTTAATGGTTGCTGCTGCGTCTGCTTTTTTGATAGGGGTAACATAATCTGCTCGTCCTTCTTCAATAGCAGCAATGGCTTTCTCTGTCTGGAGGATAGCCTTTTCAAGTCGACGAGCACCCTTACCATCCAGAACCGGGTCGATGGTTCCCAACTTCTTCTGAAAGTCTGTGAGCTTTTCTGTGAGTGCTGCAACTTTCTCAGCGTTTTTCAAGTTGATAACTTCAAGAGTATGGAGAGCTGACATATAGCTAGTAAAAGCATCATGCCAATCTTTGAAGCCATGTTTGCTTAGATACCCTTTGTTTTTTCCAGATTTAGCCAAGGCTTCCAGAGGTGCGTAGACATCAGCAAAGGTAACTTTATTTAAAGGAATATTATAAACTTCCTCTAAAGCACCCATTACATATTTACTGTCCAGCTTCGAAAGTCCTAAGAGCATCTGGGTACGAGCCGGTATAGTGCTTTTGATAGCTAAGGCTATATCGGCAGGGTTTTCTTCTGGTTTCAGTTTATATCCAGTAAAGTCCTCAAAGTCCTTAATAGCAGCTCTAAGTTTAGTAGTGTCATCCACTAAGGCGTTTTGGACATTATCAATTCCTTTGATTACCTGTTGTTTCATTGGGGTTTTAATGTCTCCCTCAACAACAATAGCACCCCTTACACGGGCTTCCTCACTCTGTGTATACCACTTGCGAATCTGATTACTGAGAGTGTCTATCTTCTTCTGGAGTTTCGGGTCTTCTGCAAGTTTACTTGTGAAGTCCTTAAAGTACCCCGGGAAGTTCTTCTGGGCTACCTCGGGGTTCATAACATATTCTGCTGTAAATTCAGCGATACCTTCACCACGCAGCTCAAAGTCCTTATATTGCCCATCTTTCCAGACACTTTCAGCAGCAGTTTTTAACTCTACATCATGCCCTTGGATATTGAATTTCTTATCAAGGTTGTGTCCTATTTCATGGGCAATAGTGTCGAACTCTTGGAATGAGCGGATGCGGACACCTTCTTGTTTAGTCATATGGTATCCAAGGGTGCTCTTTCCGGCTTGCATATGACCAACACGGACAGGCACAATACTGTTTGCTGTCTCAAGAATCTGGTGGATGCGCACTGGATGGGGATACTCGGTAGGCAGGGGCGTTATTTCGGTCTCATAGGCACCACGGAAGGGCTGGGTGTCTTCGAGCTGTTTGGCTTGCTTAAAGCCCTCATCGACAATCTGGTCGATACGTTTGGATACCTCAGGGTTCACCGTGTGATCTATGCGTTCCTGAATGTTCTTCGGTTTGAACGCTGACCGCTGGGTAACCACAGGTTCCTCTGTAGATAATAGAGCCTCAGAGATAGTAGGCTGTTTCTGCATAGGAGCCTCAGGTTTCACCTTGGCTTTGCCGTGCTGTAAGTCAAATTCACCTTTAACAATCTTTTCAGCTTCTACAACGCTTTTCTTACCCTTATTAACAAGGAAGTTTTTTCGGGCGTATTTGGCTGAGTGGACAGCAGGAATCATCACAGGTGACTCAGCGACCAAAAGGAGACCAGCGGCTCGTAGAGGATGCTCATTTACATATTCATCCCAGCCTTCTTCTTGGGTCTGTTGGTAGGAACCATAGATAGGTGCAGTGTTCTTACCAAACTCCAGCAGGGCTTCTCCGAGTCCTTTTTCTTTAGCCTGCTCCACAGTATCTTTAGCAATCAGTGGAGCGATAGCTGCCGCAGCCGTACCACTGCCAAGCATGGCAGCAGTAAAGATAGCAGGTTTAACAGTTTCATCTGCAAGATTATCGGTTGCAGCTTTATACCAATCAGTAGCCTCCTGCTGTTCCTGAGACTGCCTAGTAGACGTATCAACTCTAGCAGTATCAAGACCAGTGAGGGCTAAAGGGTCTGTAGTGGCAACATGGTCACCAGCTCGGTTTACTTCTTGGAGACCTTGGACAGCCCCCTTAGCATAGTCGAACAGGGCATCCCCAAGGTCAGCAAAGGCATTGTGTCGTTTCGTTTGTATTTCTTCAAGAGCCTTTTCTTCAACAGACTGCTCTGCTGGTTCAAAATTCAGTAAGTCATCAGTAATGCTCACTTTGGTTCCTCCTATTCAATATCATTAGGTAACTCAAGGCTATCCAGTAGGGTCGCAGCATTCAGACCATACCGAGGTGCTATTTTCATCAAGCGTTCCTCAATCTCACTTCTGGTCATACCTTTAGCGATCATTTGCGGAACTGCTTTTGTTTTTATTTCATCCATAAGAGCATCAGCGGAATTATCGACAGGAGACTCAGTGGTTTCTGATTTCTTGGACTCAGACTTACCGTAGCCAGGAATGCAATGTTTCCAATAGTCATTCATACGGCGAGCGGCTGCATTGGCTTTGTCTTGGAATTTATCATCGATCTCTGTGTCTTCATTTTCCATTTGACGTTCATATTCTTTCAAGGTCGCCATGTCAGTCCACAGCTTACCTTTTTCATACTTGAGGTAGAACTGGTCTTCAACACTGAGGTTGCCTTGATTGATAGCTTTAAACTTAGCATTGATGCTCCGGCGCAGAGCATTTTGTTTCGCCAACGGAATCCCAGAGTTATCAAGGAGTCTCAAGGCTTCCTCTTGGGTTTCCGCCTGTGTCACGGCTTGAACAGTGTTGTTATAGACTGCTTCTGACCGTTCCTTCGCAACTCGTTTTGCATCAGCATCTTTCGCTCTCAGGCGACTTCTGATTTTGTCGAGGCGGTCAGGAGAGTAGGCAGAAGCGGTAACTTCTGTGTCGTCTGCACGGTCATCAAGACCTCCCCGGTAACCCCCAAGGTGTAGGTGGAGACCACTACCAGCATCATGGTAGAGTATCTCAGAGAAGTATGGTTTGAAATTAGCTTTTACAGTTTCCTGTTCTTCCTTAGTTAAGTTGCCAAGGTGTACATCGACTGCATCCCCAGCTAAGTGGTAGCTTGTTGGAGAACCATTGGCAGCGGCGTTGCGTGCAGGGTCACGGTATCCACTGGTGTATTCAGCGACATCACCGTAGCCGAGCTGCGACAATATACCACCAACAGACGGCAGGATAGCCTTGAAAGCAGGTTTAAGACCATCGAGGTCACCTGAGTATTGCGGAAGGTAGACCTGAGGAATACCACGGCTCAAAGCAGTAGCCGGGAGAGCCTTAAGGCGTTCCTCTGCTTTTTCCCAGTTGACAGTACCATCAGCGTTACGGCAGGCTTCGTAGACATCATCAGCCACTTTATAGTTGACGTTCTCAGAGACCTTCTTGTAATACTTGAAGAAGGAGAGTTCATCACCTATTTTTCGGTCGGAACCATAATAAGGCGTATTTTTGATAGCGTTCAGCTTCTCAGTGCTGGTTCCATTTTCAGCAAGCACCTCAAGGTTTCCTTGGATTATCTTTAAGGCTTCATCAGAGTTCTTAACATATCCTTGGAGTTCCCTAGTGATTTCTCCAAAGGACTGCACAAAAGCCTCTGTATCCATTGTGTCGGCTCCAGCTACTAACCCTTGAAGTTTAACATTGCAGGTTCTCTGACCTTTAGCTCTGGCTTCATTATTAATACGCTGGTGGGCTTCATGGGCGACCTGTAGGACATCCCTCTGGTAGCCCTCGTAAAAGCCTTTATCAAAGGCGACACCATTTCTGACACTTTCCTTAAAGGAACCATAGGTCTCTTGAAGCATACCATCATAAGACTGGATAGCCTCATTGATACTTTTGGGAGTGCCGGGGTTTTCAGAAGCCCACCGTTCCTTTGCAGAGGCGGCGGCTACCTGACCTATAGACTGGTCAAGAGTAGCCATTGCGTAAGGGTTGTCGGTGAGGTCGTAACCTTTGTCGCTGTGTTGGAGGGCTTGTATGCGGTCGAACTTAGCAAGGTCTTCTGGTGTCTTTCCGGCTATCAATTTTTCTGCCTCAAGAGCAGTGAATTGTTCACGCTCTCGTTTATCAGCGGCGATCGACTCGTCATAAATAGCACCACCAAGGATACCTAAGGATTTAGAAAGTAAGGCAGCATCCAAGTCTGTCCTCTGGCTAATTCCGTTACCAACCGAAAGAGCCTTTAAGTTTTGCTGATAGACACTCTTAGGTTGTATTGCAAACTGCCTTTGAGTGCCTATTGCGGCACTTACGGGGTTTGACATTAGTTGATTACCTCCTTATATTTATTTGGCTCCATTAGTTATCCAGTTATACTTAGCTCCAGTGTTCTTCACGGATTGGCGTTGGTTCTGGGTTTTAGTATAGGAATTTAAAACTATCCCAGCAGTGCTTATAGCATTACTGAAACGGGACGGCATTTTAGGAGCAGAAGCATTTAGGTTGTTTATATAATCTTTTGTAGAGAGCAAGCTGCGCTCTTTGTTTAAATCAATTTCATTAGACTTACGAGCAAAATTATCTTTGATAGATGCTTTAGTCCGGGCAGTATCACCTTCAACGTTCCTAACGAGCATTTTAGCGGTACGACCAGACATGGTCTCATTTACTGCGGCTTCGACGCCAGAGTTGACACGCATAGCATTGTGAGAAACTTTGTCGAGTTCTGCAACAGCAGCATCAAAAGCATCCACACGTTCTATCTCGTAGTCCTGAAAGGCGTAATTCATTTGGGTGAAAGCGGCTTGTGCTTGCTGGTTCATCTGAGCCTGAGCTGCCTTAGCGGTAGCCCTTTGACCCATATAGTTACCTGCAACTTGCAAGCCAACATCCAATGCAGAGGGTAACGAACACATTATTCAGGTGTCTCCTTTCTAACAAAACCAAACCAACGAAACTCACCCTCACAGTTAGCCCATTTAGCACCCATCCAAGTCAGCCAATCAATGTGGAGCTGATTACCCAACCATGCACGGTTACCAAGGACAGCATAACGCTTTAGGTAATCCTCAAGGAGCCTTTTGGTGAACCTAAGAAATGTTATCTTATGCTGCTCTACACGTTTTGTACAGAGCATCCAGACAGCACCTATATCGGTGTCTTCTTTGACAACACCACCAATAGCAAAGACAGTACCTTCTTCGTCTACAATGCTCTTACAGTCCTCAAAATCAGAGAGGGGCAGGTCAGTAAACTTAATGCCATCCATTTCAGCTTCTTGGATATCCAGTGGGCGAGCGTGTTCCAGAAAGTCCTGCATCTGTTTAAGAGTGGTCTTTTCTGTATGTAATTTCATATAGGCTTACTCCTCCTGTAATAGCTTCCTTCCCAGCCAGCCCCGATTAAGGCGACCGGATTAGGGTTGGTAGAGGTGATCGTTATATCGCAGTTTGTGTTTAGGGATTGGATAGGAACCTTGAATTGGTCTGTAGAAAAAACTAAAGAACCTAAGGTACTATTACGGTTCCCTAAGGTTCTGGAGGTATGCAGATATTCAAATTTATTCCTATCTTTTATATCGACAGAGACCAAGAAAGTCCCTGAGTCTGAAAAGTTTACCCAGAAAGAGCGGAGCTGCAAACGACCAGTATCTATGGCTTTAGTACCACTTTGGGTCTCCTGCCTAATCATAAGGGTCGAGAAGCCTACCTTCATGGTAAAGTTCTGACCAATAAATACTGTCTTGTTGCGCCAGTCTCCTTCGATTGCAACTGAGCCATCAGCGGCTACTTCAAGTTCCATATAGGTTCCTTTGGTATCCACAAGGGCAAACCCATTGAAACTTATTAAGTCCGAGGAGTCATAAACATCCTTGAGGTTAAAAGAGGTTCGCTCTGTGACGGGGTTGTAGGAGTCCTCCGGGATTACATAAGGAACCTTGCGATCTAAATAGATTCTGTAAGGTTCATCTTCAAAGTCAGCAGTGTTGTAGGTGAAGGACATCTTCTCAAGAAAAAGTATTCCATCTCTTTCAATAACGACATAAAAGATACCACCAAAGAAGTCCGCACCGAACACATTACCATCCCCAAAGTCCCAGTGAGACCATGCTGCCTGTTGGCGCACGGAGTCAATAAAGAGATATTTATAGACATAAATGCAGTTGCTGGCTCCTTCTGTCAAAAAGAGCAGAAGGTTCTCAACAGGAGACGTAACGATTTTATAGACACCATTAGGAATGTAGTTAGATACATGGCTGGTAATGTCTTGAGCATCCTTACTCTCAGTGTTGTCAGCAGCAGTGAAGAACTCACGAACTGTAGTATACTGACTGCGTTCTGCGGTGAAGTATAAATTTCTACCAGCGGTCGCAGGTTTAGCCTTTAGTGAATTACCGAAGCGGGTTACAGCAGGAGGGATGTTTGCGGTCTTAGGTGTCAATACACCCTCACACCTCAAGATGAACTGTGCATCATCACTCATCAAGACAAGGTTCTCGTCGTAAGGAACCGCATGGTGCAAAGTGGCAATCTTGTTGTCGGATATAGCTAAATCAATAGCATCTGTGTCTTGGACTTCCTTTGTTGAAACCATCCAGAAGTTAAAGAACCCAGCGGACTGAGATAAGATTACATTCTCACCTGCTATAAAGCATAAGCGGTTCCGGAAGTAGACAATATCCTTAATAGGGTACCCAATGAAGGACGGCTCAGGATTAGAGTCTTCATCACCTGTTTTTCGTTCTTCCCACTCAGCACGTCTGAGTAAGAAAGAGCCATCAGCTTGTCTGACCAAAACATGAGGCATGGTCTGGAGGTCGTAACTCTTAGGGATACCAGGGCGCACACATTCTTTCCAGAGGTTCTCAGAGGCATCATAACGGATATAGTAGTCGTCCGTAGTGCTGCCGGACTCTCCTGCTACTTTGACAGTGAAACCAGCAGGAGCAGAAACGGGGAGCATAGAGAATTTCTGGACAGTCTTAAGGACGCCAAAAGCTGCTTGGTTGTTGTAGCCATCATATACAGAAACACTTTTGATATCTGTTGCAGTGTTTGGCTCTATCACTGTCTCCCAGAAACCTTTTCTCCGCAGCTCACATCTAACTTCATTAAGAAATAAAATTTCCCAATAATCTGTTGAACAGCGATTTATTTCTGCAAGTGCCTGCGAGGTGAGTGTGACAGCGTCCTCACCAGCCTTAAACGCTGTGACCAATAACTTATCTGTTTTAGGATAATAACGACCACTGGTTCTACTCATGCTTTCAAATATTTGTTCTTGCTGCTCATAAGATGTTGAAGGTTCTCTCCAATATTTTTTTTCAATGGTATTATTGGAAGATTTCGTTATGTATAACCAAGAAGAACCTGTTTGTACCTCATAACCAGCGTTACGTGCTTGTGTTGCAAGCTGAGATGCAATGTAGTCAGTTGCAATTTGTCCTGTATGAGATTTATCAGAACCATCAGGAGTTGTGTAGGATGCTATGGAATTTCCATTAATATCCACACGATATGTCCTACCGTATTGACCGCTCTTAATGTTTACCAAGGCACCCTGAGTAGCCCAGACATCCTCTGTTATCTCAGTGGACATCCTTGGGATAGCATAGATATTAGAGATAAAGGTGTAGTCGGCTATAGTTTGGCACTTAAGGTTACTTCGAGGGGATTGAGTAGTTATATATCGTCTGGCATCTTCACTTTCATAATGGACTTCCATGGGGCTTCCATTGAGGTCAAAGACCATAACATCACTACCTGTAAAGGTCACAATGTACTTCTCGTAGTCATCTCGGTTGATGAAGTGTACAAGCGGTTTGTTACCGACATTAACTTCCTTCGTTAAAGGAGCGACATACTGAGTAGGAGGTCTCTTTTGGAGTCCAGCGGCTTCCGTGGAGAACCCATTGATTTGCTCGTTGAGCTGCTCGGGATGCCTAAGAACCTGTGGCTGTTGACTGATACCGGCTACAAGGTTTTTTATAGTTTGAGAATATAAAGCTGTCATCGGGTCAACAACTCCTGTACATGAGTATGGTCAAGTAAGTTATATTCGTTTTTGTCGAGTTCATCTTCCTGTAGATACTGCCAAGTCTCTTGGACTTTGTTGTTAAGAATTTGGGTCAACGACTCATCACCAAGGTATCTCGATTGAAATTCAGCGGATGCTTTAGCGACAATGTAGTTGCGAGCAGGTTCCGGCATATCTTCAAAGGGAACTAAAATAATAGCGTTGATAGAAATAGGACTTTCAAAGATGGAGGTCTTAGCGATTAGATCATAAACATAGTCGCCCTGCTTCACATACTTTGTACCTTCTTCACCATCTATTTTCAGGTATACATCTAACCATTTGATTTTCTTTGAGTAAACATCAGGGTTCAAAGGGTATTCAGTGATGCTGTTAAAAGACCAGCCACGGGACTGAAAGGCTCTGTTGTTGTTCCTGAGGATACGGAGTGCATTGATAACGTCAACATTCATAAGGTTTTCCAAGGTGTTCACAGGGGCTTCACCTATGGCACCAATAATCTCATTAACGGCATCAAGCTCAGTAGTAGGGGAAATCATTTGAGATTTGCCTCCTTTCTTTTAGAAAAAATAGGGGAGCCATTAGACTCCCCTATGGGTAAATTATGCAGAGGTAATAACACCCATGAAAGCAGCTTCCGGGCGCAAACCACCATGACCCATTGCATATTTAGCAATGATTTGGTCAGCTTGCAGATTAGCACGGCGAGCGTGTTCCAGAGACAAGTTCTTCAAAGTCAAAGTACCTACAGTGGAACGATGTGCTACAAGGAACATACAGGAGTCTTTGTAGGCAGCCGGGAATACATGACCAGCACCTTGGATAACACCTGCATTAACGGCTGCGCCACCTCTAGTCAGATGCGGGGTTTCAACAAGGTCGAATCCTAACAACTTCGGCGGTTTACCATTTTCAATGGTTACAGAAGCACCATACAGTTTGTTGATAATGTCTTTATTAGCTACCAGAGCATTCAGAGCCATCGGACGGATATAGACGGTTCGTTCAGTATCAGGTACATAGTTTTCAGACATAGCAGATTTGATTTTCAAAAGCTGGTCAAAGAGTGCTTTACCCATTGCTTCGGTTTCGCCGATGGATGCAGCAGGGAGAGAGGCACTCAAAATCGCACCTTTGCCTAAGCCAGTGATGTTTTCTTTATCTTCGACTACTAATTTAGCAATCTCAGCCAAAACAGAACCATCACGAGCGACAGCCAAGGCTTCACCAATTTGTTTGGAGTATTCAGCACGAACATCAAAATGTGCCATTGCATCATCAAGGTCGAAAATCAAGGCATCAGAGGTCAACAGACCATCAATCTCAATGATTTTCTCAGCGTGCGGGATATTAACACGCAGGGCATCAAGATCAGCACCAGCTTTTAGGAAAGCCGCCTCAGCACGACCAAACACAGGGAACTGTGCGGATTTACCAGAGGTAATATTACGTTCAATATGGCGACCTTTAGTTACGGAGGTTTGTTCATAAGCGGTGATACATTCACCAGCGAACATTTTAAGGAACAGGGCAAGGCGGTCGTTACCACCTTGGATTAGACCGGGAGCGGCTACAGTAATATCTGCCATTAGTTAAATAATCATCCTTTCGGGAATAAAAATAGACAGCCACAAGGCTGCCGTTTAGAATATGTCGGAATTAGCTACACGAGCTTCTACAGACTGAGTATACTTAGCATCTCGACCATATCGAGGGTCGGACATTGCTTTAGTCATTTCTGCAATATTAGAGAAACTTTTAGTTGCTCCAGAGGTTGCGCTGCCTAAGACAGAACCATTTGCAGTTCCGTTCTTGGCTACCATCTGTGCCTTAACACCATTCAAGTATTCCTTGATAGTAGGCAGGTCAGCGGTGGTCATAATAGTATTAAAAGCGGCTACCTGTGCGTCCCCTTGGGATTTCACAAAGGCTGCCATGCGATTAAAACCCTCAGTGCCACCTGCATATTCCTTGACGGTTCCTACGAATTTGTCAGCGGTCGCTTGGAGACCAGCAATACAGGCATCTACAGCGGCTTTCGGATAACCTGCTGCTTCCAGCTCAGTGTACTGTGCCTCAGTCAAAGCACCAGCTTCATCATAGGTTCTTTGCAGCTCGTCAAAGTTTAAACCTTTGTCGGTAACAAGCTGCTTAACCTGTTCCGTAGTGGCTTTAGCTTCGTTTACTTCTTTCTGTACGACATCATCAGGGTTCGGAGTTGCTACCTTTTCTTCATTATCGGCAGCCTTATCGTCCGAGTTTTCACCTTCCGATGATGTTAAATCTACTTCCTGACCGTTTGACACAACTTCAACTTGTGAGAGGTCGGGTTCGGTAACGGCAGGAACTTCTTCGGTTGCCACGGTTTCTGTGACAACTTCTTGATTTTCAGTGGGTTCCATTTGTTCCTCCTTGTTATTGAGTAGGAGCCGCTTCTTGTCCTTCTATGAGACCTTTAGCGACATTAGGTGTTGCTGCTTGTGCCATTTGCATCATGGCTTGCTGTTGCATTTCTTCTTGCATCTGCTCATCAGATTTAACCAGACCAGTAGTGTCGAGGTTGTGAGCAGAAGCCAGAGAGATAATAGCGTTACCCCAGTTGATACGCTGTTGAGCCTCAGGGATGTCCCTAACAGTCGTTAAGAAACTTGTCATTTTGCTTAGATCGTGACCACGACCAAGAGCTTCAATGCCTGTGGTGATTGCTGGCTCTATCATGTTGTCAGGAATCTGAGGGAGCTGTCCTGTAGCTTGAAGCTGGGCAAGCAGTCTCCGTACCAGTGGAAGCTGTAGTTCTTGCGACAAGATAGAGTAGATACCACCTAAGGTATCCTCAAGTTCCCCAGCGACATACCGGATTTCCTCAGCAGTGACACGTTCGCCACTTCTTTGGACAGCAGAGTTGAGCATAAAAACATAAGACAGCCGAGCTTCTAAGGCATCTGCTGTCTGTTTTGCTATCTGCATATCTTGGGACTTTTGAAGTTGTAGTGTCTGGATATCTTCGAGGCGACCCGGTGCGAATCCACCGTTTTTCGTTGCGGTTACTTTACGAACCTGTGTGATACCATTGGGGTTCACGAGATTAATTACAGTTGCAGCGATAGCGGCTAATTCAACGATTGCCTTTTGGAGTCCCTCAAGTGACTTAAGGTCACCAAGGTATTCTTCGACATAACCACGACCATAGGACTCACCATCGAGCTTGACAAGGCGCAGAGGTATCCACGGGCATTTATCTTTTGGATAGTTATTTTCAGTTCCCGGTATCTGCTTGCCGTCTACTTCTTGGTAGGAGTACATTCGGTCATCTTCATTGCTGTAGTAAACATGGGTGTATACGACTATTTCTTCTTCGGGTTTCTTATTGGAATCAATTAGAGACCTTACTTCCTGTGGGAGCGTAGCAACAGTTAGTTTGTCGGTTGCTATAAGCTGTATCACGTTTCCTAAGGCATCCCTTTGGATTACATAGGAGTTAAGGCGATAGAGCTTAATGCCTCCTTCTTTCGGAGGGAGGAACAGACAACAATTACCAGCGACCAAAAGCTGTTTGATAGCTTCATTGATGGTTACCCTTATCTGGTATGTCTCAATGCAGTTGAGAATGATTTGCTCCATCTGAACGAGCTTTTGCTCAATCTCATATTTAGCGTTGGCATCAGCCTCAAAGTATTCTGCAAGGTCATCACGCAGTGTCAATTTGTAGAAGGGGGCATTAGGAGGGAATAACGCCAAGAGTAACTTAGCAGTTAAATTGTTTAACCCTCTGGCTCCTACGGATTGATAAGGGGTCTCATATTTGGTATCTTTGTTGTCGGCTTCCTTCGGGAATAAAGAAGGAATTGTGAGCTTTGCACATTCTTCTGCCCTTGTGATATAAGATTTACGGTCGTTTTCAAGGCGATCATAAAGCTCTTTTGCCTTTTCGACAAGCTCTATTGCCATTAGATGTTCAACCCGGTTCCTCTGGTATTGCTGATACCAATAGTGAGGGACTGTTTACCAGTCTTCTTTTTCTTAGACTCAGTGGCTGTATCGACATCAGCGACAGTAGTTGTCTCAGGGGCAGCAACAGGAGCGGCAGCAACAGGGGCAGGAGTTGTTTTAATTTTTGGTTTGTTACACATGGTACCTCCTGTTCTACATATTTACTGGATTGTAGCCAGTAGAGGTGGAGTTCATTTTGATTTTCAAGGCATCTCTGCCTTTCTTCTTGTTGAAAGCATCGCTATCTCCACCATAGACAGGACTTTCAGGCTCAGTAGCTTCCGTGGAAGGAAGGAGCTGAGAAGCTGTTACCTGTGTGTTAGCAACGCTTGGTGACTTGACTTTAAAACACATTAGGTGTCATAGTCCTCCGTTCTCGGTGGATTTGCTAAAGCCTCACAAACTTCTAAGACCGCCTGTACGCCTTTCATATATCCAATATGTTCATCATTGTTAGCGTGTTGCTTCCTCATCAGTTCAGAGAAACTAAAGACTTGTTTGAGATACTCTAGGTCTCCTTTAGGTAATATAGGAATCATAGAGTCTTCGAGGTCGAATATGTAATCACTTCCTCTCCTCACTTATCTGGAACGATAGTGTTTTCGTTATATGTGGAACAATTAATTTGGCGACCAGAGGATAGGCTTCTTTGCGGTAAAGTCATAATCGGAAGCCCTTAGAATCCTAGCGACTCTCGCCTGAACCAGTGCATCACTTTCGGCCAACCCCTTCTTCTCAAAAGCAGCCACAACGGTTTCCCAAGTTGGTGACTGATCTAAAAGTTTCTTAGCGGAGACTGCTCCACAGCCCGGACAGCCCTTATAGTTATCCGTGGTGTCACCTATAAGAGTCTGAAAGAGGTGCCAGTAGTCGGCTTCTTCCTGAGTGATGTCGTAAAACTCATTTCTCAGGAAGTCGTAGAAGCGACCAGGAATCGTTTTGAAATCCTTATCACCCGACACAATAATTGCATTGCTATTTTTCATTGTCGAAAGGATACCAATACAATCATCAGCTTCTAAGCCCGGTCTCTGGTAACAGTTGTAGTTTTCTTCGACCCACTGTTTAACGCCGTAGTAGCAAGTAGGCTTGCGTTTATCAGCTCTATTGAGTTTGTAAGTCGGCAGCACCTTTTTCCGGAAGTTGTCTTCATCGGAGAAGCACATAACGATCTCATATTCACCTTCGTGTTTGTAGTGTTTCAACACCTTCTCCGTTAGAGTAAGCACTGAGTCGTCTACCTTCACCTTGGCTTCCCCTGCATCCGCATGGAGAGTCCAGAGGTCACCATCCCATTGAATAGGTGTCTCGACAGACGAGGTAGCTCTGAATACTGTCATATCAGCATCAAAAAGAATTTTGAGCGTCATTAAAAATCTCCTTCTGTTTTGTCAGTGCGTATGCCTTTGAACCTTGGTTCCCTTAGGACTCCTTTGGTACTCTCAGACATAGCATCAATTTGAACTATTTTACCTACGATTTCATCATAGAAGAACTCAGACCACCAGCGTTTCCGTTGGGCATCCGTGAGACCAGTACCGACAATAACTTCTTTGCCGTCTCTGAACTGGCAGACAAGTGCGCCAACCATCCCTGTGTATTTCCCGGTTCCCTCTTGGAGGCTCAGGACTTTCAGGTCGTAGCTAATGTCCTTCTTAACTTTCATCATGGTTTCATTACGTTTACCAGGGAGGTAGCCGACACTTGGGTCTCTAACTACCAAGCCCTCACCACCTGCATTCCAGATACGCTCTGCTGCTTTGTCGATTTCTGACCAAGTGTAAGCAAAGTATTGAGGAACAAGGAAGGTATGGTGGTAGCTCTGCCAGAACTCAATGCGGTTTAGCTCTTGGCTTCGTTCTTCATAGGGACGAGCTTCACAGGTTCCCCAGAACTCATCGAGGCTCAGGGCATCATGGACATAAGCCCCAACTTCGTAGTGCTGGGCTTTAGTGTCTCGACACCAACCGCTGATAGTAGGCTGGGGGACACCCTTGGCGTATCCTTCAAAGATAATGATGTCGGTGCCAAGGGTCTTAGAGATGTCGTACAGCTCAGGCTTGAGGTGTTCAAGGCTCAAGTATTCTTCACCTGTGCGACTAAAGATATGGACACTTGTGGTATCACATACGGCAAAACAAAAGACACCATCAAGTTTCTCTGAGTACATCAAGGGAAACTGAGGTGTCTTTTTGTTATTCATTTTTTCACGTGGGAGACAGAGCTGGACAAGATGTGACTTATCACGAGGAAAGTCCGGGTAGTAGTCAAAGAAGGTCTTAGCTGTTTTCTTTTTGGTTACCATTAGGCTCTCCCTTCGTAAACAAGCCACACCTACAGACACTGTAAGACCTCATATATCTGCATGGACAAATGGAGTCTTCATTACGGACGTTTTGGCAAGGACAATACATCCTCCCATACTTAACTACTTGCCCTAAGAATTTGTCTGATAATGCGTCAAGGCGTTCTTCTGAGCGGACAGAGTAACCATGTTTGTCGGCGATACTTTGGAGTTCTTTTTTATAGTGTGGGGTCAATTTTCACTACCTCCTATAGCATTCTTATCTTTCTTCCAAAGGCTCAAGTTGTATTCTAATTCAGAAGGGATACCTTTCCGTTCTAACTTTTCTATTAGAAAACTTTTTTCAAGATTACCTCTATACATCGAAGGTGGAAACTTCTCTGTATATAGACGTTCCTTTTTATCAAGACCACAAAGTTCACATCTACTGTGTTCATAAATAATTATTTCATCAAA